TATTATATTTATCAGCTACATATACACCAGTAGTTAAATCAGACTCATTAACAGACACTGAAAAAAATGATCTTGTAAGACAAGATTTAGGTACTTGGATGTTTGTTAATAAAGATGATAGTGTTGAAACACTTCAAACACCTACAGATGCTTTAAAGGATATGGAAGCAGCAATTAAAAATGCATATGATGAATTAACTAGGATTGGTGTAAAAATGTTAAGCTTAGAGCCTAACAACTCCGATCAATCCGGTGTAGCTTTATCGCTTAGAAATGCATCTCAAAATGCGGCACTTGCTACATTAAATGCAAAAGTTTCTGAGTCTATGAAAAAAATTATTAAACATATGGTTAACTGGAGATATGATTTAAATATTTCTGAAACTGACATAAGATTTAATTTATCCAGCGATTTTAATCCTAGCCCAAGAGGTTCTGATTGGATGAGATTAATAACTGAATGGTATCAAGGCGGATTAATTCCAAGATCAACATTTATAGAAATAGCAAAACATAATGATGCTTTACCAACTGATTATAATGATATTAGTGGTTTAGATGAAATTTCTAATGATGAAAGAATTATATCTCCTAGAGAACAATTTCAACAAGAACTTTCCTCTATTCAACAAGAAGAGGATTAAATAGGGGGATTGTATGACTTGGTGGCAATTTAATACAATTATACTAACATTAATGTTAATATTGGCTTTATATCAAGGAGGCCATATTTAAGAAAGAAAATGAAATACACACTATTTATATTTTTAACAATATACTTAGCTTCTATTACTGTACTTGCTGCAAAAGCTTATATGGTAATATAATTAAAATAAGGTAATGAATAATATGATAATAAACGATAGAGATAATTTACTAACAGATTTTGGTAAAACAACATTAAAAGACAGATATCTTTTACCCGAAGAAACATCACCACAAGAAGCATTTATGAGAGCTGCTAAAGCTTATTCAGATAATGAGGAGATGGCAAATAGGATATATGATTATGCCTCAAAAATGTGGTTTATGTATTCAACACCTATTCTAAGTAATGGAGGCACAGGTCGAGGAATGCCAATTTCATGTTTTTTAAATTATGTTGGCGATAGTAGAGAGGGTTTAACTGGTCATTATACAGAAAATGCTTGGTTAACATCAATTGGCGGCGGCATTGGCGGTTATTGGGGAGATGTAAGATCTGATGGTACAATGACTTCAGGTGGATCTCAATCATCTGGTACTGTACCCTTTTTACATGTAGTTGATTCAGAAATAATGGCATTTAGTCAGGGTAAAACTAGAAGAGGTAGCTATGCTGCATATATGAATATATCACATCCTGAAGTATTAGAATTTTTAGATATAAGAAAACCATCTGGTGGAGATATACATAGAAAATGTTTAAACCTACATCATGGTATTAATATATCTAATGAATTTATGGAACTTATTGATAAATGTATTAGTGAACCAACTTATGATGACACATGGAACTTAATTGATCCACATACAAAAGAAATAGTTAAAAAAGTATCAGCAAGAGATTTGTGGCAAAAAATACTTGAAAATAGAGTAGCCACTGGTGAGCCTTATGTTTCATTTATAGATCATATTAATGATGCATTACCTGAAACACAGAGAAATTTAGGATTAAAGGTACATCATTCAAATTTATGTACTGAAATAACATTACCTACTGCTGAAGATAGAACTGCTGTATGTTGTTTATCAAGTGTTAATCTTGAAACATATGATGAATGGAAAGATAATAAATTATTTATACCTGATTTAATTAGATTTTTAGATAATGTATTAACTAATTTTATTGAAAATGCCCCTGATCAAGTATTTAGAGCAAAATTTTCTGCAACACAAGAAAGATCTATTGGATTAGGCGCTATGGGATTTCATGCATATTTACAAAAATGTAATATACCATTTGAGTCTGCTTTGGCTAAAGCTAAAAATTTAAATATATTTAAACATATTAAATCAGAAGCTGTTGCTGAATCTAAAAGATTAGCAGTTAAAAGGGGAGAAGCACCTGACATGGAAGGCACTGGTATGAGAAATGCTCATTTATTAGCTGTTGCGCCTAATGCTTCTAGTTCAATTATTTGTGGAACCACTTCACCAAGTATTGAACCATATCGGGCAAATGCTTATGTACAAAAAACAATGTCTGGATCTTTTTTAGTAAAGAACAAACATTTAGAAAAATTATTAGAAACAAAAGGAATTAACAATGATAAAACGTGGACTTCTATTCTTGCTAACCGTGGTTCGGTATTGCATATCAAAGATTTGTCAGATTACGAAAAAGATGTATTTAAAACTTCGATCGAAATTAACCAACAATGGATAATTGAACATGCTGCTGATAGACAAGAATTTATTTGTCAAGGTCAGTCATTAAATGTATTTGTACCAGCTGATGTAAATATAAAAGAATTACATGATATACATATGTTAGCCTGGAAAAGAAAATTAAAAACATTATACTATTGTAGAAGTGAAGCTATTAAAAGAGCTGAACTTGTATCATTAAAAGTTGAAAGAACAATAATACCTGAAGCTGATTGTTTAGCTTGTGAGGGATAAAGGAAATAAAATATGAGCCTATTTAAGACAAGAACACATTATAAACCATTTGATTATGAATGGGCGTTTGAAGCTTATGATACGATGCAAAAAATGCATTGGTTACCAAGTGAAGTACCATTGCATGAAGATATTAGAGATTGGAATGAAAGATTAACTGACGAAGAAAAAAGTCTTATTAGTAATATTCTTAAATTCTTTACTCAAGGAGATGTCGATATTGCGCAAGCTTATTTAGATAGGTATATTCCTAAGTTTAAACCACCTGAAGTTAGAATGATGTTAAGTTCATTTGCTAATTCAGAAGCTAATCATGCACATAGTTATTCATTACTTAATGATACTATTGGTGAAACACAATTAACCGATTATAAGGCTTTCCAAGAATATAAAGAAATGTCTGATAAACATGATTATTTATTTAAATCTAAAGGAGCCGGCGTTGAAGGATTAATAAGAGATATTGCTTGTTTTTCTGCATTTGGCGAAGGTTTACAATTATTTGCATCTTTTGTTATGCTACTTAATTTTCAAAGATTTGGTCGTATGAAAGGAATGTGTCAAATAGTTACTTGGTCAATAAGAGATGAAACACACCACGTTGAAGGAATGATAAAATTATTTCATCAACTTATTAAAGAAAACCCTGAAGTGTGGACAGAAAAATTTAAATCCGATATATACCAAACAGCTAGAGATATGGTAGATTTAGAAGATAAGTTTATTGATCTTGCATTTAACATGGGCGGAATAAGAGGTTTAAAATCTGAAGAAGTTAAAAAATATATAAGATATATTGCAGATAGAAGATTATTACAATTGTCATTAAAACCAAATTATAAAGTTAAAGAAAACCCATTAAGTTGGCTTGATTGGGTTATTAATGGTGTTGAGCATGCCAATTTTTTTGAAAGTAGAGCAACTGAATATAACAAGGGCACTATAACAGGAAGTTTATGGGGTTAAATAATGAAATATATTTTAATATTAATGTTATGTTCGGGGACTGCTGAAAAATGTTTTAAAGAAGTTAAACATGAGTTTTTATTCGAAGATTATTATAGTTGTATAACAAATGGATATGAATTATCAAATAATACATTAAATACATTTGGTAAACCCACTGTTAATTCAAATAAATTTTATGTTAAGTTTATGTGTTTTGAAGACAAAGGAGAAAATACTTAAAATGGCAAAATATCAAGGTCGTACTGTTAAATTAAATAAACCTATGCGTGGAGATGTAAAAAAATTTAAAGTTTTTGTAAAAAACGCAAAAGGAAATGTAATTAAAGTTAACTTTGGTCATGGTGGAACATCAGCTAAAAAAGCTGGTCAAAAAACTATGAGAATAAGAAAAAATAATCCTGGAGCAAGAGCTAGTTTTAGAGCAAGACATAATTGCGCTAGTCCTGGTCCAAAAACAAAAGCAAGATATTGGTCTTGCAAGAAATGGTAAATAAAATGGCTTATAAAAGAAAAAGTAGTGTTAAAAAAGGTAAAAGTAAGGCTAAACTTACTTCAAAACAAATGAAGCTTCCAAAAGCTTTAAGAGATAAAATATTAGCTGCTAAACGTAAAGGCAAATAATGGCTTATAAAAAGAAAAAAGGTAAAGCTGGAAAAGCTTGTTGGAAAGGCTATAGACGGGGAAAAGGAAATAGCTGTATTAAAATGAAAAAGAGGTAATATAAAATGGCAAAATGTTGTTGTCAAATAAGAAAAATAAGACGTCAAAAAATGACGATAAGAAGAAAAAGAAGAAAATAAATATAAAGGAAAATAAAATGAGTGATAATAAAAATGAAGTTCAAGAAAGAACAATTAATATTGATGGTAAAGATTATAAAGAAAGTGAATTACCAAATACAGTTATAAACAATATAGCAATACTTTCTGATATTAATAATAAAAAAATGTTAACATCTATTGATTTAGATAAATTAAATATTTTATCAGCTACCTATTCAAAAAGAATATCTGATGAAATGAATAAATTAACTGAATCATCAAAAGAGGAAGATAAAACATTTGAAAATGAAAAAAGTTAATTAAGGAAATAAAATGACTATAAATGATGATGTATATTCAAAAACGCTGAAACACCGTGCGTTATTAACTCTTTACGAAAAGAGATTGGATACTGAAATTTCTAAAATTTTGGCATCACACAAAATAAGATTACAAAGAAAAATACTTAATATGGGTACTACAAATATTAATAAATTAAATAGATCTATTAATATTGAAATTCGTAAAACTTATAAAAAAATATATAAAGAAGGCATTAGTGAATTAAATAAATTAGCAGGAGTAAGTGCTAGATTTTATAAAAATTTATTTACTAAAGCCTTATTTAATATTTATAGAGCAAAAGGTGTAAATGATACTTTAAAAGTTAATGATTTAATTATAAAATCTAATGGTACATTTGGTTCACAAATTGCTTCTATAAGTATACAACAACAAAGAAAAATAAAAGGCATTGTTAAATCGGGAATGATAGCTAATAAAGCTGTTATAAGTATAGCTAAAGATGTTGGTAAAACAGGATTGAATTTATCATCTGTTCAATTACAAACATTAACAAGAACAGCTATAACTGAAACTTCAAATTATGTATCTAATCAAACTTATAAATTAAATGATGATGTAATTAAAGGTTATCAATATGTTGCAACATTAGATTCAAGAACATCTTTAATTTGTTCTAGATTAGATGGAAAAGTTTATGCATTAAATAATAATATTGCACCAAAACCTCCTCAACATTTTAATTGTAGATCAACAACAATACCTATTATTAAATCTGTTAATGAATTATCAAATATTAAAAATAACAGATTACAAAAAAGAAAACTTGCAAACTTATCTAATAGCCGCCGTGCCTCTATTAATGGTCAAGTTCCAGCTAAAACAACATATGCTGAATGGTTAAAAAATCAAAATAATGATGTTAAAATAGCTGTATTAGGAAATAAAAAAAGAGTTGATATATTTAATAAAGGTAAATTAAAATTATCACAATTTTCTAATAAGCAAGGAATTCTTCTTTCTATAGAAGAATTAGAAAAATTGTCAAATTAATTTATGTTTATAAGTTATTGACATTAAAATATAACTAAGGCCGTGTCCAAAGGAAATAAAATGGAAAATAATAAAATACAAGAAACAAAACAAGAAGAAACTAAAACAGAACAAGTAGATATTAAATCTCTTGTAGATGCTGAGGTTTCTAAAGCAATTAAAAATATAAAAAGTAATTTAGATTCTGCATACTCAGAAAGAGATGCTGCATTGGTACAAGTTGAAGAAGCTAAAGCTGATAAACAAAAAGCTGAAATAGAAGCCTTAGAAAAACAAGGTAAACATTCAGAAGTTATGCAAATGAAACTAAATGAAATGAGTGCTAAACTTGAAACTTATGAACAAAGAAACACAGAATTAAGCCGAGATAACGCTGTGCGTTCTCAACTTAACTCTTTAAATTTCCGATCTGATAAAGCAGCTAAAATGGCTTATTCAGATATTGTAGGAAGTTTAAAGAAAGACGCTTCAGGAAATTGGATGCATGAAACTGGCTTAAGTATTGAAGATGCCGTGTCATCATATGCTAAAGACGATAATAATGCATTTTTATTTTCTATAAAAGCAAACGCAGGAACTTGAATTAATCCAGCTAAACCTGCATCAGGAAACAATCCTGTCAAATCTATAAAAGAGATGTCAACTGATGAACTACTTTCAAATATTGAAAAAGGTAACATCAAAGTTGACGGAGAATGGTCTGAATAGATCAAATCTTTTATAATAATAACCGTAACAATTATGTTACATAAATAATAAAAGGAAAAAACAATGGCTGTAACAAGTTCAAATTTTAATAACATAGCTAAGGCTATTTCTGCTTACGCACAAGTAGAAAGAGCAGACGCAGCGTTATTAACTTCTACTGCTTTAGTGGGTTCTGACGCAAGAATCACTGACTCAGGAGAAAATTACACAGGTACATTAAGATGGTTAGATTTTTCTGATCCTACAGGTTTCAATAAACAAAATGAAACTGCATCAGACAAAAACCTAAACACTATGGGTGTATCAAACAAATCTGCAATCTATATTAAAAATATAGATCATATTGCTGCTGAAGAATTATCAGTTCAAAAACTGATTTCTAAAGTAGATGGTTTATCTTATTTAGGTTCTCAATTTGCTTCAGTAAGAGCAAGAAGAGAAGATCTACAATTAAGATCAATTATGAATGGTGTTGCTGATAAAATCTGGGGTTCAACTACTGTTGGTGCTTCTGATGCTGCTGCAACTGTAGGAACGTTTGGTTACTACACTGGTTCAGATTCTAGTTCAAATCCAAAT